ACTGGCTGAAAATAAGCAACTTTTAATGCCATTATACTTTTTCCTTACTTAATTTGTATATCATTATAACACGATCCAAGGCCTTTTGTAAAGTCACATTGGTTCTCGCCTCTCGCCGAATTTCTCCCCATAATTTAGAATCCATTATATGTTCGTGCAACGGTCTGCCGTCTTCGGTGCGAGAATCGTAATTGTATCCTATCTCTTTCCTAGTGCTAGGATCGGAGCCAATTTCTCGAGCATAGACAGTTCCTTTATCTCGCTCATATATGTATGTTGCACCTGGCTTAAGATTTCCCATATTACAATATTTTATCCAATTGAATAATTTCGCTTTGTCTACTAATTTCTTTAACAAAGTATGCACAGTTGGGCTTATGACCAAATGCTGTTGGAACTGCAAGCAACTGTCCATTTTTCATTTTAGGAAAGTACCATTTGACGTCATTATAGAAATTTACAATTTCAATTTTCTTAAATTCAACTCTAAAACTACTTAACGGATTAAAAATTAGTGCTTCAAATCCCCTGTCGTTTAAACTAGTTAACGGTAAAATTTCGATATCACTAGCACTACTGCTGTCACCTACTGCAATGCACCAATCAATCGGCATGGCAACCTCATCGTCGCCTATCCTTAGTACCATCGCAGGTGCATTAAAACTTTCTAGAAATATTAAAGGCATAAAAAAGAAGTCAGGTTCTTTGGCGTCACTATTATCTAGTACTGCAAATCTGGTATTTTCATCTACCTCATCTGGTAAATTGTTCAACGAAAACGTTGTGTTGTCTAATGTTAATATTTGCATAATTCCTTATTTTTGCCAATCCGTTTTCTCGATTGTAAACGGATACTTGGCGTCCTTGTAAAATTTCTTTCTTTCTGTAAGATGCCGTTTTGCATACTTACAAGTGGATGTTAAATCCCATATTTGGACGAAGTCCTTGTCTTCTGCTTTTCTAATACCTCGCCCAATCGATTGTATAACTCGGACAAAGCTCTTTCCGGGCTCCAGAAGAACCAGATTAAAAATCCTAGGAATATTAATACCCACAGCGGCCACACCGTAAGTCGCCACAATAATCTTGTTAGTACTTGTTTTAATCTCGTCATATTCTTCTTTCCTGTCTTTGGTCTTAACTTCTCCTGATACAAACACCGCATCTTCTATTTCGTTTATTAGAAATTTACCTGAATCGATTCTATTAACTAGAACTAATGTATTGCCTGATTGCGATATGCCTTTGATTAGTTTGCTGATATAAATCATCCTGTCGTCATCGGTAACAAGATATTTTAATTCTTCCGGATAAGTTTTAAATTCTGCCAAATCTATCATTTGAACAATATTCACATGACAGTTTGATAACACACCTTTTTCTTGCAACTCGTGGGCTTTGATGCCGCCTATAACGGGACCGATGCTGGCAAATATTTGTTCACTTTCATACTTTTCCTTGGGAACTGTTCCTGTTAGTCCCCAACGTATTGGCGCATTACACAAGTTTTGTGTAAGTAAATTCTTCAATACATCTGCTTTTGCCATGTGTACTTCGTCGACAATAACTGTCTTAACACCATCGAGAAACTCTGCTAGTGTAAGCGTAGCCTGCTCGTGATTTTTACTTTTCTTGTCAAGGATATTAAGACTTTGCCACGTGCAGATAGTATGCGTTTTATTAAGATCCTTGCGATCTCCGTAATAAACACCTACGTCTAATCCAACATTAATAAAGTCCTCTTCAGTCTGTTCTACTAGACTTTTGTTTGGAACAATTGTAATTGTACGACCATATTTTTCTGCAAGCTGGCTTAATGTCGCAGTTGTGATGGTTTTGCCAGCACCTGTGGCAATCTCTTGTAACGCCTGTGTATTAGTTAAAAATGCGTTGATAGCTTCTACTTGATAGTCACGCAACATAATAGGTTGGCCGGCAGCAGGATGACCTACAGGCCAAACTTTACCTTGGTCTGCCCAGTATGATTCCGTAACTGGTTCAAATTGTATTTTGGATATTATACGAAGGTCGTCTAACTCGTCTATCTCAATTCCTAGCTGACCTAAAATGCCTAAAATTGTTTCTAGTTGACTCAAATAGCCAGTTCCGCCGAGCCCGAATAAACTTACCATGCCGTCCCATCGACCTAACTTATAAGCAGGCTGATACCGTGCGTACGGAATCTCAAACTTGAAAGCATTCGTCAATTTTTTACGAGCTTCGAGAGATAGTCCTTCGAATTTAATGTTTACTTCGTCTCGAATAGTTAATTTTACAGCCATTGATGTCTCGTTTCTACGATAGGTTCTTTATCAGTATATGATATAATTAAATCACAGTTGTTGGAATAAACTGCTGTCTTGCTGTTTCGCAACGGAGTTCCAATGCCAATAACACACATGGGTTTCCATTCATTTTTTATCAAAAATTTCGGAATTTTTCCGTTTTGTATGCCTACTAATATTGTTTCTTTACTAACTTGTGTGTTAAGTGATTTAGACGAAATGAACTGATTAAATAATTTACCATCAGCGGTATTTGGTAGTCTAAAATAAATTCCTAGGTTATTATAAAATCCGTGATCCTCTAAACCTTCCACTAATTTCTCCAATTCTGTCAAATAATGCTTGGTATCATACGAGTCAAATACAACAAGTATTGGAAATCTTTTAAGCTCGACAAGTGCTTGAATAATTTCTTCCAACTTTGTCTCTTGCTTGTTAATCCAGTAATGAGTACCTAATCGGGTCGCTATTTTTTCAGATAGTGTCTCTGGAGTTTTCTTAAGATTCTCACAAAAATACTGATATCGATTACTTCTGTCGGCAATTATAGCAGGAGATAACATTGTGTCTCGGCCGAGGTCATCTGTTATATGTTTTTCAAAATTTGCATTAGTAATCGCAGAAATATGAAATTGATTTACTACATCATCTTTAGACCAAGATTTTATAGTAGCATGATATGATTTTAATTTGTCATCGATTACGAAATCTAGTGGTGCAAGAGTATCGATTAATATAACAATATTGTTTTCTGTTAACTCTGCTGTATATAATTTTCCATTTGCAACAGTGTCTAAGTTAGTAACATGTTTGGATATATCATGCAACACTTTTCGCATAGCCGAGGAGAACGTAAATTCAATAGTGATATACGGATCCTTTTCTGCGTCCAATGAAATATAAAGTTTTTTAAAAACTTGTAAAGATCTAAATCTTTTTGACCAAGATGGATTTTTTAATGCGATTGCCAATTCCTCTTTGACATGGGGGATTTTTTCTAGATTATCTTGTAAAATTTTTAACAATAAATTACTTTGATTTTCTGTAAAGAAAACACCATTACTCATTAGTGTGGCTAAACTTCTCAATACACGGGCATCTCGTCGTGGCAGAAACTCTTCTACAGTAGTATCTGTAAAATGTGTAATTTGTAATAGGAGTTGATCAACTGTCATCATAATATATTATACACTAAAGTAATTAAAAGTCAAACCTTTTAGACAAAAAAATAGGCCGTAAAATATTTAAGGCCTATTGGACAACTTTTGGGAAAATTGATTAAAGAGATGCGTCTTCCATGCCTGCAACACGAAGTTTTACAATATTAGTAATTTGCCACTGCTTCTGATCAAGGGCTTTAGTAATACCTAACCATTTGTTGCGAAGTAAAGCAAACTCGTTAATAATCTTTTCGAAATCAACTACATCTGCTTCGCCTTCAACAAACTTTTCACAATCGCGACTACTAAGAGCACGTTGATAGTTTTCTAAGTATTTGCGAAAGTGTTGGCTTTTTAATCTTCGAAGTTCAATGTTTAAATACTCTAAGACTGCTTCGATTTCTTGTAATTGCCCAAATCTGTGCTCTACGATACCGGGCATATTTGCGGCTGCTTTTTCCACATTGCCGAAAATACGGCATTCGGATTTAGCATCGATTAGCTCAGTATTAAAGTAATCCACAGCATCAGGAATATAAGAAATATCCTTAGCAATCTTATTGTACCACATTAAAACTCCAATTCTTGATAGTCGCTATCTTCGTCGTCGTCGATTTCGTCTTCGTCTAGATAGTATTCAATTGCTTTATCGAGTGTTTCGTCGATGCCAGTAGTTGCCGCTAGAACTAAATCGCTAACGCCATAATCTGCCAGTAACTCGACATATCGTTCGGCTGCTGCCTCTAGCTGTTTCTTATCGATAAAGTCTGTGAACATTACCCATACATCGCTAATTTGTGTTTCAGTCAACATGTTCCTCGTTCTCCTCAAGAATGGTTGTTGTAGTTTTAGATTTAAGATGATAATTCTTCACTATCATATCTAATTTATCATCTTTCCATTCTTTTCGGTAGAATAAGAACTCTTCCCCACTAGTTGGATCAACATACTTGAGTCTGTTGCCTTGTTGCACTAGCAAGCCTTGTTTCTCGAACATGTCCACCAGTCCACTGTATGGATTCATACCTGTACTATATGGAATCTTAATTTGCAATGTTTCAAAAGGCTTGCTGTAACGAGTTTTCATAATTTTACAACTAGCACGAATGCCGTTTACTTCTGAAACTTTGTTACCATCCTCGTCTTCTTTCAACTTCAACTTCTTCATAGCAACTACGATAGAACTTGCATAAACGAATCCTTGGCCACCCGAGATTTTGTCATCTGGATCAAACATATCCTGGCTTGCGTATGTGTGATTAGTACACACCATACCAACGTTATAACTACCAAACATGTTTACACAATTACGAACAAGCGAAGTAAGTGCCTTAGGCTTACGGCCCATGTCACCCTTCATATCACCAGCTTCAAACTGATTAATGTCGGTAGGGGTAAGCAACATACCCAATGAGTCTATGACAAACATGACCTTTGGACGTTCAGCCATCACTTTATATTCTTTCATGAATTCTGAAATAGTTTTTGCTACGTCATCAATCATAGCCATATTAAGTTTAAGCAACTTTTCTTCACTTGTATCTACGCCAAGTGCGTGTAACCATGACTCGTCAAGTGCGTTTTCGCTATCGATTAGGATAACATAAATGCCTTGCTCTTGTGCGTTCTTAACAATGTTTCCTGAGCAGATATAACTCTTACCAGCGCCCGATTCTCCGGCAAATACTGTTACTTTACCGAGCGGAATTCCTTTGTGAAAGTCTCCACTAATGAGGTAGTTAAGTGCATAATTGCCTGTGCTAACCCAATCTGTTGGATCATTAAATCCAACACCTAACCCGTCAATACTTTTAGTTAGGGTTTTTCTAAATTTACTTAAATCAAATGCCTTAGTAGCCATAATTATTTTCCTTTGTATTTGTTCCAAAATTTAAATGGACAAGTTTTTTTCTTAAATAGTTCTGTTTTGTGAAAATTAATCAGCGGTTCAGCTGATTTATAGTTTTCTTCGAGACTATTTTTTTCAACGTATTTTTTTAACTTAGAACATGCACTTTCGATTTTTTCTAATGTATCTGATTGATCTACTCTGACTAAGTTTACTTTTTTATCAGTTCTAAACTTAATATAGTATAGTGGATCTCCCCGCTTCAATTCAATCGGTTTGGTATCATCTATAATTTCAAATGCACAACCCATTGCCCGTATCCATTTAGAAATATCATACTCACCTGGAATTTGAACTGTATTTTTTACAAATTCTGTTGTTTCCATTGCGGCTGAGCTCTGTTCTAAAATAACAGTTTCTTCGCTATAGAATAGATAACGAAAATCTATACTAAGCATAGAATTAGTACTATTTTGATTAAATCTAGGATGTATGTGTGTATCGAAGAATTTTTGATCAAATTCTTTTATTCCAATACTTTTAGATCCATCCGGGTTGGATTGAATAAAAATAGTAAGATCGACTGGGCATCGAATAAGAAAAGTATTATGATAATAATTCTGAAATGATGGACATTTTAAATACTCTAAGTCATTACCTCTGGTATGCAGGACAGACTTTATAACAGGTTCGGGAGCAAAGTATGCAGTCTTAGGCCACATTTCGTTCCACGCCCATGGCGTCCAAAATACGTCAATGTTCTTATTAAATAGTTTCATAGTGAGGCGCTCCGGGAGGAGGCAATGCCAACAAATCCCGGAGCTGTATCAATTATTACTTTTGACGATTGCGAATCATCGCAAGGATGTCTTGCGCACGATCACCACCGCTACTTGCTTCAGCTACTGGAGCAGGTGCTGCCTTAGCTGCCGGAGCAGGTGTGTCATCTTCGTCATCATGTGATGCCGCTGGTGCTGGAGCAGGTGCTGGCTTAGGCGTATATGCCTTTTGTGGATCACCAGTGTTCTGGCTCATGCCAGCTGGTTTGAAGTATTGACCCCAACGATCCATGTCATATGCTTCGCCATCAACTGATGCTTCGAACATTTCTTTCATAACCTTCAACTCAACATCAGTTGGCTTCTTTGGCAAGAAATCTGACAAGTTGTAAAGGCCATGTGCCTTAATAGCAGCCTGTTCGTTATCGTTCAATGGACGTTCACGGCGTGCCCAGCTTGAAGTTGAGTAGTCAGCGTAACCGCCTTTTGAACCTTTCTTCATGCGATAGTCCAAGCCATGCACAAAGTCAGTTGGCAAGTCTTCCAACTCTGGATCAACCAAAGCGGCACGAATGCTTGTAAAGATTTGTGGGCCGATAATGAATCGACGAATTGGATTCTCTGGACGCTGTTCTTCTTTCAGTCCGTCTTCAACAACAAAACCTTGGAAAATGTAACTGCGTTTCTTCCAGTACTTACGACCCATTTCTTCTAGACTCTTGTCTTTGAACCATGCTCGTACTTCTGAAAGGATTGGGCAAGTATCGCCATACATTTCAACGCATGGTACTTGTACAATTACTTGTTTTGATTCTGTTTGACCTTTAACACCTGCGAAAGGTAGTTTGATCATTGCACGTTCAACCCAGAAAAACGTGTTATCTTGATTACCATCTGGAAGGAAGCGGATTGATGCTTCTTGTCCTTCTTTGAGATTCCAAAACGGATAA